TCTGGTGCCAACTGAGTTAGGGAGTTGCTGCAGAATTAAGACGGCGCTGCAAGTTCGCCGTCTCGTTGTCGACGATCATGTTGGGGTGAAGCCGCTTCGCATCTGACACTGCGCGAACTCTATGATTTGCCTTTAATCCCTGCGCCATACCGCTGAAATATGCTGGTCCGATCGAGACGGACGAGCAATCTTCATCCGTCGGTATTCCTTAGAGTAATCCAAATTTGCCAAATATGGAGAGCAGAGCTCCTTTACGGTGAATTGGGCGTGTTGGCGAGGCCGCTCCGTTGCGAGGGCTGTTCTGATCCGCTTGTGCGACCCGCTGGAAGGCTCGCCTTTCGAGGCATTGTTCAATTTCGGCTCTGGCTACCGGCCGCGCCGGCGGACCTGGGCAAGCCGCCGCTGGCCCGTCGCAAGGTCCCACCACCGTGTCCCATTGCCTGTCGAGGCCGCCGCGCGACGAGTGGTGCAAAAATAGAAGATGAGCCCCCAGTGAAGGTCATTGGGAAATCACTTCTTTGTCCTTACCGTTCGGCGCATCGTGGGCTGGATTCGCACTCTCTCTCCTCGCTCTCTAAGCGCATTTATCCGGACCGAGCTTCGACTGCCGTAGAGCTAGGTCTGCGGACGAGATCACCATCTGCTCGGACTCCGAACTTGACAGACGCCTTGATGTCTTAGAGTTCCTGGATGTCGCAGCAGCGATCAGTTTCGAGCCTTCCACAATCTTGAAAGCGCTAGCCTAGAGCCCAGCCAACTCTTGTCGCGACGGGCTGGATCCACTGCATGTTAGGTCCAGATGTGAGTCCGCGCGGAAGGAGGAGACGGAAAAACCGCTTTGTTTGCAATGAGCTAAGAGGGTGTTGCACCGGTTTGCGGAACCGGCGTATTGCGCAAAGCTGTCCCGGTCGTCCGAGTTGCCCCGTCTCGCTGGCTAAGTGGCGCGACAAGCCCCGGAAGGGGGCAAACCCCTTGCCGATCTTCTTTTCGGCCATGGATAGCCGCTCGCGGCGATCTTCATGCTCGTTTTGGAGTTGGCATCGATCGAGCAGGAGTTGGCGCAGGTCGATGTTGCGAAGCGGACCTACGCAGATGCGCTGCCCGAGCGTGACGAGGATGCGCTGATCGTTCTCCGGTTGGCCACCGAGCCGGTGACCGACTTCCTCAACGCGCCGGATCAACCAACGAAGCCGGCAACGGTGGTGCTGATCGGGGGAAGCGGATGCGCCTCGTCCGAGCTTTGCTGATGCGCTGCAGGCTCAGGTTCGAGCGGTGGCGATTGTCCAGACGGTAGGCTGGCGTTGCAAGGCTGTTGTTTGGGCTCGTGCGCAGGTGACGGGAGATCTGATCGTGCAAATCTTGCGGCCCACCGCTGCGCGATCTTTCTTTCAAGGTCCAGAGGGACAGTACTCATGACTCGACCTCGGTATTGGGCCTGCCCCAGTGCTGCGCCTCAACTTACAACTTGTGCAAAAGCTCCTAATTGACCTGCCTCAAATCCCAAGAAAAGACGCCGCCGGTTTCAAAAATACACGCCCGGCGGCGTTTTGTACTGATCCGGGATACTGAAATCCCCAGTACGGCCTAGATTGCAGGGCCTACGCCATAGCGGATCAGGCTGGCGGGATTTGGCGACATGTCGTGAAGACGAAGCCGGCCTTGCTGCATTGCCACTCGCTACCGAGCGCGACACTTGCGACCGGACGGGGCGCGGCCAAAGCAAACAGAACGGCAGCGTAGCCCAACAGATTTGCGATCATCAGCACGCGTACTTTGCGAACCCGCTGTGAACCCATCATGGCCGTCGCTCCTTTGCGAGGAACGATGAGGGTAGGCACCGTTATGTTTCAGGCCCATTTCGTGCGGCTGGCAAAATGGTTTCGTCGGGAGCAATCGACGGCGAAGGCCGTCGAGCATCTGCGGCAGCTCGTTGACGATCTGGGTGAGCACCCAAGCAAGCCCGACGCCGATCGCTGCCGCCAGGTAACCGTTCGGCGTCCATCGCCAATGGATGTTCGATGCGACCACCGCGAGATCACGAGCGACTGGAAGAGGTGCCACATGGCGGCATCCTAGCCCGGCTCGCCGAAGCTGTTGACCTTGGCGATCAGCGCGATCGCGGCGACCGCGACCAGCACCACCACCACGATCACAATCCCGATTATGGTGAGCGCGGTCATATGCGTGCTCCCCTGAACGGAGCGCGAATCCGCGTGTTGCGCCCATGTTGCGTGGAGGCGTTGGTAATGGCCGGTAAGAGCTTGAAATTCCTGTCAGCGGCTCGCAGCGCCGTGCAACACGGAATGGCGTCTAGAACGAAGCCACAACGCTTCCAATGTCTTGATTTGCGGGCAGAAAATTTGGCGATCCCGGCAGAAGTAGAAATTCTAGCGAATTCAACCGCTTAGTTTGGCAAACAGCGTTATCCGCGTCCGTTGAGCTAAAACGGATTTTTCGGTCGTTGGCAAACCAAGGGTTGGGGCGCCGGTGACTGCGGCCGTGATCCCATTCCCCGCAGCGCGCCGCGTAGACCTCGTCGCCAGCATAGCCCGCCGCGCCCTTGAGCTGCCTCCCCAAGCCGGCGAGCAGCACATCCGGAGGTCCGTTGACCTCCAGGCCACGGTGATGCGCCGGAAGGGCGTGTCCGAGGACATGATCGACCGGGAGAAGGTGGCACTCGACGGCGCCGTCAGGGCCTCGATCTGGGACGCGGTCCTGGCCCCCCGGAAGGGTTGCTGATGGCTGGCGATCCCTTCACCTCTGCGATCTTCCGGTGGCTCAACGCGGTCGCCGCAGACCCGACGCTGCCGCCGGCTGCGTTTAAGCTCGCCTACATCATCAGCCAGCACGTCAACCGGACCTCGCACAGGGCATGGCCATCGCAAGCGACGCTAAAGGAGGCGGTCGGGGTCAAGGATGAGCGCTCGGTGCGACGGCTGACCGACGCTCTAGAGGAGCGCGGATACCTGCTGACGCAGCGGCGGAAGCAGACGTCGATGGTCTACCTGCTCGCTCAAGACCGGACAGAATTGTCCTATCAAGGCAGCGAGAACGAAGCGGGGCCCATTTCAAGACCGGACGAAAATGACCGCTCAAGAGATCAAGACCGGACATTTGATGCACCAAGACCGGACATTCCTGTCCGCCAAGACCGGACAAATTTGTCCGCCAAACCACTGAAGGAACCACTTAGGAACCAGGAAGAGGGAGAGGCCGCGCGCGCGACCCCGATTCCTGATGACTTCAGGTTAGACGACCAAAACTACAACTGGGCTCTAAACCGACTTGGCAGTGTCGACGCCGTCGACCGGTCCGTCTTCCGGCTCATCAACAACAGTCGCGACAAGGGAACTCTCAGCCGGGATTGGCAGGCCAAGGCACGCAACTGGATCGATCGAGACGCTGCCGACCGTTCCTCCGACAGGTCCGTCATCGCTGCGGCGGATCGGCTTCAGGCGAAAATCAAGAGCTTCGACGAGGGCTCTTCCGAAACCGAGAAGGCGTGGAGCGATGTTCTATCGCGCTACGCCAAGACGGGCGAGTGGACCCGCCACGTCCATCAGTTCGGCCCAGATCCATCCTCGCCGGCCTGCCGCGCGCCGCGACACCTCCTGATCAAGCACGGCATCACCCGGGAAGATGCGGCATGAAGCAAGCCCCGCAGCGAATGCTGGACGCAATCATTCCCGCGCGTCGGAAGTTCATGCCGATCGACGTCTTCATCGGCGGCAACGGTGACGTCGTGCTGGTCCAGGAAATCACCGACCCCAAAGAGGATGGATATCTGCGGCTGATCGTCGACTTCGATCACGCGGAATCGCTCGCCGAAAAAATCAATGAGGTTGTCCGAGCTAAGAGGGAATCGGCATCATGATCGAGCCGCTGCATGAATCGTTCCTCGCCACTGCCTACACCAACGTCGGCGACGGCTGGACCCGCGTCTTCCCATGGACGACGTCGAGCACCAGGAGCGATTGCTACTCGACCATCTACACTCGACCCAATGGCGGCGGCCAGCGCGTCAGAGTGCATGTCCGCCGAAGCTACATCAGGGACTGCAGCGCTGCGATCTTCGAGATCACGCATCAATTGCACCGAGACGTGCAGGCCAAGCGGGCCAAGCAAGGCAGGCGGTTCAATCGTCGGAAGCGTGGTTGATGGTCAGCAAGGTCGAACAGTACTTCGACGAGATCCTAGCTCTCGTCGAAGGTGGAATGACAATCAAGGAGGTGCTCCAATCCCGCCCTGAGTTTCCTCCGAAGCCGACGTTCAAATCATACGTCTATGGTCCACCGGATCGTCCTGCCGATCGTCGCGCTCGTCTCGAGGCAGCCAAAGCGACGGGCAAGGCCGCTCGAGCCGGGCACTACAAGGTGCTCCACCTCACAGAGCAACAGTACGAGCGCTCTCTCGAAATAGTATTCGCTAGCGATCCTTCCATTTCCCTACAAAATCTGGATTACGAAGGCGGACCAAAATACTCAGCGCTGCACAACCGAGCGTTACGTGACGCGCAGTTCGCAAAACGGCTCACTGTCGCGATGAAAGATCGCAAATGGGGCGGTCGCGAGTGCACGTATACCGACACGCAAATCGACCAAGCGATCGGAATCATTCGGGCTGAAGGGCACGCTCGCTATCGCGAGTCGCACAAGCAGCGCGGGCTTCCTCACTACGGTCAGATTTTGCGGCGGGCCGTGGGCGACCCAATCCTGTTGCGGCGCTATCAGAACGCGGTCAGTGCTTGGGTCGACACGTCCGGCGAACTTCATCGCACATCGCTTCTGGCGAATGATGTCTACGGCACCGTAGAAGCAGCCGTATCTCGTCACCTCGACCGTACAGACCGCGATGACATCATCTCTGACCTCGTCGAGCAGGTCATCTCTGGTCAGATTCATCTCGAGCAAGTCGCTTCATTGGCGACCGAATTCACTCGACGGCACGACCGGATGTTTTCTCGGCATCGCAACCGCTCATTGGATGAACCGGTCTTCAAGGGCTCGCGCATCGACTCAGTGTCTGCTGACGTGCCGGAAACATGGGGTTATTGATGCGAAGAGGAGATATGGTGCGCGCGGGCAATTCGGCGCCGATGCTCGTTGTTGCCGAAGATGGTCGAACGGCTACCTGCGTTTTCGTCGACAGCAACGGATCGATAAGGAAACGATCGTGCTTTCTTGACCAATTGACCCCGCTTTGGCTCTCGCTCAGCCCGAAAACGACTTGGCCCGATACATCGCAAATCGATTTGATTGCCATTGAGAAGGAGGAGCGACAGGCAGCGGGGGCTCGCAAGGCTGCTCGTCAGGCAGCGCGCAAGGCCAGGCGCAGCAACCGCATCAAGCGGGGCAGCAATGCAGCGTGAGGGCGACGACAAGATCTGCGGCGCAAAGGCTATAGCGTTCGAAATGAGCTGCTCTATTCGAACGGTCTATCGGCGCGCAGAAGAGCCGGGCGTGCCGATCTATAAGCCGTGCGGCAGATACTATGCATTCAAGAGCGAATTGCGCGACTGGCTCAAGAGAGCGCCTGACTGTCAGGTTCTGTCAGGTTCTGGCAGGTAGTGGCAGGTTTCAGGAATAGCGACGCGGCAACTCTTCGCCCTACACCTACGTGTAGGCGGAGAAGATTGGTTGTTCGATCGTCTGAAAAACATCTTCGGCTTCGGCACGAAGTCCCTCTATGACGCTGCGAGCTGGCAGGCGCTAATTGATTTTGGCGCGCAGACCGCGGCGGGTATTCTCGTATCTCCACGTCTCGCCGATCGCTGTCCCGCAGTTCACGCCGGGAAGCGCATCCGCTGCGAAACCCTCGCCACCTTGTCATTGAAGATGTATCGCCGCGAGGGCGACGCCAGCGTCGAGGCGACTGACCATCCTCTTTACGCACTGCTGCACGATAGGCCGAACGGTTGGACGTCGGCGACTGAATTCATTTCGACGCTGGAAAACGACGTTCTCGACCATGGTCATGGTTATGCGTTTGCAAACCGCGTTAACGGCAAGATCATTGAACTGATCCGGCTCGATCCGACGTCGGTAGCCGTCACGTTCGACCTGATCACGATGGAGCCGACGTACCGCGTCACCGTCTCGGCCGGTCCAGCGCGCGAGTATAGCTGGCGCGACATCCTGCACGTCTCGTCATGGAATAAGCGGTCTGCAATCCGCGAATGCGCCGAGGCGATCGGTTTGGCCATCGCGCTGGAGCGGCACGCTTCCAGAATTCTCGGCAATGGCGCCCGGCCGTCCGGTGTCATCAAGGCAAAGACCAAGCTCAGCGATACAGCCTATGCCCGGCTGAAGAAGTCTTGGCGCAACGACCAGACCGGAGAGTCGGCCGGCGGCACCGCCATCCTCGAGGACGGCGCCGAATTCGAGGCGCTGACCTTCTCGTCGGTCGACCTGCAGTTCCAGGAAATGCGCAACTTCCAGATCCTGGAGATCGGCCGGGCGTTGGGTATCCCTCCGACGCTGCTCTACGAACTCGGCCGAGCCACCTGGGCCAACGCCGAGGAGATGGGGCAGGCCTTCCTGTCGTTCACCATGCTCGGCCGGTGCAAGCTGTGGGAGGGGGCCATCTCCCGGCTGCTGACCGAAGAAGAGCAAAAGACCTTCTATCCCGAATTCCTGACCGACACGCTCGTCCGGGCTGACCTCGCGGCCCGCTTCGAGGCCTTCGCCAAGGCCTGCGGCGGCCCGTGGATGGCTCCGGACGAGGTCCGGGCGATCGACAACCGTGGCCCGATCGAAGGCGGAGCGGCCCTCCGGCCGCCAGCAAACGCCGTTGGCGTCACCCCCGACAACAAGCCTGCGCCCAAGCCAAACCTCCAGGTGGCCGCATGAACGGCAAATTCGAGTTTAAGGCCGACATTGCGGTCGACGACGCCGGGATGATCAGTGGCATTGCCTGGCCTTTCGGGACGCCGGACCGGGTTGGCGACGAGATCGCTCCGGGGGCGTTCAAGTCGGCGAAGGCGCCGTTGCCGCTGCTGTTCGCCCATGATCCGTCCCAGCCTCTGGGCGCGTGGGACCAGCTCGAGGAGACCGCGAAGGGCTTCCAGGTCAAGGGCCGGCTGCTCGTCGACGACGTGGCGCGGGCCAAAGAGGTCCGTGCGCTGGTCAAGTCCGGAGCCGTCACCGGGCTGTCGATCGGCTTCATCACCAAATCCGCCAGCGCTCGCCGCGGAGGCGGGCGCGTCATCAAGGCTCTCGACTTGGTCGAGGTGTCTCTCGTCACCGTGCCGGCTCATCCTGGCGCGCGCGTGACCTCAGCGAAATCCGCGACGGCTCTAATTGCGCTGGCCGACGCGATTAACCGGGCCAGCGCAGCCCTCAAACTCAAATAGGCATCACATGCTTCACGCGAACAAGAGCGCCATGCTGTCCGGCGCAATCGAACTGAAGGACGGTGACGAAGACCCGGCTGCGATCGTGCAGAAGGCGCTCGAAGACCTGACCAAGTCGGTCAACGACCGCTTCACCGCGGTCGAGGGCAAGACGATCGACCACAAGAACCTGCAGGACCGTCTCGACAAGCTCGAAGCCAAGATGAACCGGCCGGGCGCGACCGCTGGCGACGCAGCCGCAGGCGCCGAGATCGAGAAGAAGGCGTGGGACAGTTTCATTCGCCGCGGTGCTGAGCGGCTGACGGCCGATGAGGCGAAATCGCTGCGCGTGTCTGACGACACTGCCGGCGGCTATCTGGCTCCGGACTCCTATCAGCAGGAACTCGACCGCAACATCGTCCTGTTTTCACCGGTTCGCTCGGTCGCGCGCGTTATGCCGACCGGCTCCGGCGCCGTCCGGTGGCCGAAGCGTACCGGCGGCCTGACGTCGGCCTGGGTTGGCGAAACCGACGACCGATCTGAGACGACGGTGACCTTCGGCGAGAACCGCTACGAGGTCCGGGAGATCGCAGCGTGGGTGGACGTTTCGAACGCCATGCTCGAGGACTCGACCTTCGATATCGGCGCCTTGCTGGCCTTCGAGTTCGCCGAGGACATGGGCGCGAAGGAGGGCACCGCGTTCGTCAATGGCGCCTCGCAGTTGTCTCCGATCGGCTTCATGCAGGACGCCAGCCTCAGCTACACGCCGGGTACCGACGCCAGCAACGTCAAGGCTGATGGCCTGATCGACCTGTATCACGCGCTGAAGTCGCCTTACCGGGCGAATGCGGTCTGGGGCATGAACAGCACCACGCTCGGCGCCATCCGCAAGCTGAAGGACACTGCGGGCAATTACCTGACCGCCATGCAGGGCATCAACAATGCCCCGGTGACCACGATCCTAGGCCGCCCGGTGGTCGAGATGCCGGATATGCCTGACGTCGGTGCCGGCAACTTCCCGATCATCTTCGGCGACTTCCAACAGGGCTATCGGATCTTCGATCGCGTCGCGCTGTCGATCCTCCGCGACCCGTACAGCCAGGCCACGAAGGGCATGACCCGCTTCCACGGCCGGCGCCGTGTCGCTGGTGGCGTCGGAAAGGCCGAAGCCCTCCGCAAGCTCAAAATCGCAACCTCCTAAGGATGACCGCAATGCGCGATCAGGCAAACAACATCCACATCAAGACGGCGTTCGCGCCGGCCGCGGCTGTCACCGACAACACGGCCCAGGTCAGCGCCATCCTCGACGTGCTGGGCTACGGCTCCGCAACGCTAGCCTTCGTCACCGGTACCCTGTCGGACGCGGACGCGACCTTCGCTGTGCTGCTCGAGGAGAGCAACGACAGCGGCATGAGCGGCGCCGCTGCCGTGGCCGATAAGGACATGATCGGCACCGAGGCCTTGGCTGGCTTCACGTTCGCCGACGATGGCGAGGTTCGGAAGCTCGGCTACATCGGCTCGAAACGGTACATCCGCGCAACCATCACGCCGACCGGCAACACGGGCAACCTGTTCCTGGCTGGCATGTGGTTGCTCGGCAAGCCCTCCAGCGTGCCTACGGCGAACCCGCCGCAGTAACGAACGCCCTGCCTCGGCAGAGCTAGGCGGGTGTGGTGAAGCTCATGTCTTCCCCGCCGGATCGATGTCGAACGACGCCACACCCGCCGTCCCAATGGGATGAAAGATGATCACGGTTACCGTTGCCAGTTCTGAGGTGAGCCTAACCCGACTCGACACCGTCAAGTCGGAGCTAGGCATCGTTGGCCGCGATCAAGACGACAAGCTGAAAAAGCTGATCGGTCAGGCGAGCGGTATCGTCGCGTCCTACTGCAACAGGGTATTCGCCCTAGAGACGGTGCAGGAGACCTTTCGCGTTCGCTGCGGCTCCAATGGGCTCACCACAGGCCGATACCCGATCACGGAAATCTCATCGATCGTGGAAAACGACGTTCAGCTAACCGCTGATGACTTCGAGGCGGACCTCGAAGCAGGGCTCATCGAGCGCCTGCGTTCCGGCTGCGTTGTCAGATGGCCGCAAGGGAAGGTCGTCGTGATCTACGCCGCGGGCTACGAGCTGCCATCGGCTGTGCCGCCGCCGGTTGAGCGGGCGACGATTGAGCTCGTTAAGCAGTTCTACGTGTCCGGCGACAGGGACCCGTTGGTTCGAAGCGAAACCGTCGAGGGCGCCGGCAGCACCGATTATTTCGCACCGTTCTCTGGAGGCTTCACGCCTGAGGTCGAGGCGCTGCTAGCGCCATACAGGAAGTTTTCAAATGCTTAATCCAGGTGATTACACGCTCTCAGCGCTCGGCATCACCACGGCGCTCAGCGGCCAAGCCCAGACTTCCATTCAAGATCTGGAGGGTATGAACGCGGCGACCATCGAAGCGCAGTTCGCCTACGGTTCCGGAGGAACAAGCGCCAAGGTCTGGATACAGACCACGCTCGACGCGGGCCAGACCTGGCTTGATATCGCCTGCTTTGCGTTCACCACGTCGAGCAGCACCAAGGTCATCAACCTCTCTGGGCTTACGCCGGTAACCACGGCCATTGTCCCGACCGATGGCGCAATGTCGGACAACACCGTCCAGGATGGCGTGCTCGGTTCTGCGCTCCGCGCCAAGATCACCACCGCGGGCACGTATGCCGGAGGCACCTCTCTCAGTGTGAGGGCCAGCGTTCGCTAATGAACCGGCTGCTGTCCCAACTGAACCGGTGGCTGGATACGCGCGGCGAACTCGTTTGGCTGCAGCGCACCACCTCAGGAACGAATGTCCGGGCTCAGGTGCCCGCGATCGTGCGTGCCCTGACTGCGGAACAGTTGATCGGCAACATCACGCAGCAAAGCCTGTTCATCATCATTTCGCCGACGCATCTGTTCGGCCGTAAGCAGTGGCCCGGTGGTTTTGCTCCGAACGCGCAAACGGCTGGCATCATCGATCCAACCGATCTGCGCTTTCCCCGCACGAGCGATGCCATCTTTGTTCGCGGTCCTCAGCGAGCGCTGACCAACGTCAAGCCAGTCTTCGACCGTGGCGAGTGCATTCGCATCGAACTGAGCTGTACGGGGTAGGCGCCATGCCAATGCGAGCACCCCGCATCTGTACGTGTGGTCGGCGCGTCAGTGGTGGCGCGCAGTGCGTCTGTCAGCAGGCGCGCAAGGCTGAGGCCGATAAGCGCCGGCCCTCAGCACGCGAGCGTGGCTACACCACGAAATGGGAACGAGAGAGCAAAGCGTTCCTTGCGCGTCCAGAGAACCAGCGGTGCGCCTGCGGCTGCGGCAGGTTGGCCGACATGGTGGACCATAGGGTCCCCCATCGTGGTGATCAGCGGCTGTTCTGGAGCCGAAGCAACTGGCAGCCGATGGCCTCATCTCCCTGCCATTCCAGCCGCAAGCAGGCTGAGGAGAAGCGGGCAGCCCGCGATGGCGTCTTGGGTCCCCGCCGTCGACAGACTTTGGCTTACCCCCTTGGGACCGGTTCCGGGGTCGAAAATTGGGCCATGCGGGATACGAAAACGGAAATTCAGCCATGAGCCGGCCTGGCCCCAAGGGAAAGCCGCCCGAGCTGAAGGTCATTTCTGGCACGGACCAGCCCGCCAGGAGGCGTGAAAGGTTGGTCACCACGCTCGACGGCCAGCCGACTAAGCCTACTTGGCTCAAAGGTCGAGCGGCCAAGCTGTGGGCGGAGAAGGTTGCGACATACGCCGATCGCGGCCAGTCGGTGGTTGGGTGTGAGAGCGCTCTAGCCCAATATTGCTCGCTTGAGGCATCCCTGATCGAGCAGTTCGTCAAGAAACTCACACCGCCGACCAGCCAACTCTCGGCCTACCGCACCTATGCGGCGGAATTCTTCGATACTCCGGCATCGCAGATCGGCTCGCCGAAGCAGCCCAAGGCCGGCAAGTTCGCCGGCAACGGGCAGCCGCCGACACCGGAAGGCGGCACCGATGCGTGATTATCCAAGCATCGCGGAGCGGTACTGCCGCGACGTCCTTGCTGGCGCGGTCGTCGCTGGCAAATGGACGCGGCTAGCGTGCCGGCGCCATCTGCAGGATCTAGCGCGTGCCGGCGACGCCACGTTTCGATACACGTTCAGCGCGTGGCATGCGTCTGATGTCTGCGACTTTATCGAGAAGCTGCCCCACGTTGAGGGCAAGTGGGCTTCACCGACCATCACGCTCGAGCCGTGGCAGGTGTGGCTGCTGGTATGTGTGTTCGGGTGGCGTCGGAAGTCGGACGGCGGCCGACGCTTCGAACAGTCCTATGTCGAGGTCGCCCGCAAGAACGCTAAATCGGCTCTGACCTCTGGTGTGTCCCTATACTGTCTCACCTGTGACGGTGAGGTGGGACCCCAGATCAAGACGGCAGCCACCACTGGCGGGCAGGCGCGCATTGTATTCGACGTCGCCAGCAAGATGGCGCGCGCGACTCCGGATCTCAGAGAAGCCTTCGGCCTCGAGGTCATGGCGAATTCGGTGGTTTGCCACCAGAACAACGGCAGCATTCAGCCGATCAACGCCAAGTCGTCCACGCAGGATGGTCTAAACCCTCATCTGACTGTGGTCGACGAGCTCCACGCGCACAAAGATCGATCGTTGTTCGACGTGTTGCGGTCTGCCACTGGCGCGCGGAAAAATCCGCTGATGTGGATGATCACGACCGCGGGCTATTCCACGATCGGCGTCTGCTATGAGCAGCGGGACTATCTGTGCAAGGTCCTTGAGGGCGTCGTCGAGGACGACAGCTATTTTGGCGTTATCTACACGCTAGACGAGGGCGACAATCCCTTTGATGAGACTGTCTGGCCGAAGGCGAACCCAAACCTGAATGTCTCGGTCGACATCGAGAAGATGCGCGCCTATGCGCGCCAGGCCAAGAACTCGCCAGCCAGCGAGGGCGAATTCCGCACCAAGCGGCTTAATCTTTGGCAGAACAGCCACTCGACCTGGTTGTCGATTGAGCAATGGAAGGCTTGCGGCGACACCACTCTGAAGATCGACGACTTCGCTGGCAAGCTGGCCTGGATCGGCGTCGACCTCGCCGACACAAACGACGTCGCAGCGTTGGTTATCGTCTTCGAGCGTGACGGCGTCCATCACGCATTCGCGCGCTTCTATTTGCCCGAGGACCTGGTCGAGATCTGCGCGCACCGCACCACGACCCACTACAAAGTGTGGGCGGATCAGGGTTTCATCACCACGACCAAGGGCGACTTCATCGATCACAACGCGATCGAGCAGGACATCCGCGCGCTGTGCGAAGCCCATCAGGTCATGAGCATCCGCCTCGAGCACTATGGATCGGCCCAGATCGCAGCGAACTTGATGGAAGACGGTCTCCCGGTCGAGATCGTGCACAAGAAGCCGGAGACCTACAGCGAGCCGGCGAAGTTGCTGGAGGCGTGGGTCGAGGTCCGGAAATTCCGCTTCGACGGCAATCCTGTTCTGACCTGGATGGCATCAAACTGTGTCGTTGATCGCCGGGTGAATGGCTCGATCCTCCCGAAGAAAGAGCACAAGGACAGCCCGAAGAAAATTGACGGAATCGATGCGCTGATCATGGCGATCGGCGCGGCGGCGGCGGGAGAAAGCCGCTCAGCATACGATTCTGACGATCGAGCAGATGGAATTTTGCATGTTTGAGGTCCCCATCAGGAGAGGTTCAGGTGTTCTGTAGTCCGCAAATTCTCGCACGGCCGGCCCCTAAGCCCTCGGCGGGTGGTGGCGCGCCGACAACGTTTGATGCCGCATCGCTTTCTAACGCCACGCTTTCCAATGGAAACCTGACTGCGACGCGGAGCAACACGAGCACGGGCGGCGCGCAGTCGATTGCCTACAAGAGTGCAGGGAAATTCTATTTCGAAGTAACCGTAGGTGCATCGCACGGCAGCACGGACACCATCGGCGTTATGGCGTCTACCTACGGGTACGGTGCGCTCACCAACGGCAACACGGGTGCTGGGTCTGGTGTCTGGCTGGGCAACGGAAACATTGTGAATAATGGCGGCGTTGTCGGAGGCCTCGGCGGTCCCGCCAATGCTGGGGGAAGCGTTATCTGTGTCGCCCATGACGCCGGCCTTGGGAAGGTCTGGTACAGGCTCAACGGCGGCAATTGGATGAACAGCGGGACGGCGGACCCTGCGACGAACAACGGAGGTGTCACCTTGCTCGCCGCGCAATACGCTCCGGTGGTCGGATTCAGCCCGTTTGGAAGCCCAACGGCAGGCGACAACTTCACTGCCAACTTCGGTGCAACGGCATTTGTCTATGCCGTTCCGTCTGGCTTCACGGCTGGATGGTCGGCATGAGCTTCGTGCCAGAGATTTATCGCATCCACGCGGACCCTCGAATCGAGGCGGTGCCACTGCCTGAGTGTCCGAATCCGCCGATCCGCCCAGAAGGCTCAGGGCAAGCAATTACGCTGAAGTTTCACTCGGCTGTCTCCCGGGGCGTGGACGTTGCCGAGGGTCGCGCTCCTGAGCGTGATATCGTCCCTTATTTGCAGGCTATTTGCGGCGCGTGTGACCAATCCATCCATGTCGAAATCGACTGCGCCGGGGGCGAAGCCCGGAGCGCGGCAGCAATCGCTCTGGCTCTCCTGCAGCATCCGTGGCGCGTCACGGCCCGAATTACTGGCCGGTGCTCGAGCGCAGCGATCTTTCTCGCGCTGGCGGCTGACTTCCGAAGCATCGTGCCGGGTGGAACGGTTCTTATTCATCGGAGCGCGAGAATCTGCACGCATGAACAATTCGAGAGAATGCGGCAGCTGTCGGCTGAAGCTAAAGAGGCCATCAATGCCTCGCTGAACGCGACCGATGACCTTGAAGCCGCAATGTTGACGTCTCGGCTCGGCATCACCGAACAGCTCGCCCGTGGTTGGGCGGCGGAGGCGCGCACCTGGTCCGCGACGGAAGCTCTTGAAGCCGGTTTCGTTGATGCGATCGAAGACTACGCACAGGTGGCATCGTGACGGGGGTCAATTGGCTTGTCGAAATCACGGCTGAATCAATTCTACAGTGTCGCGTGAACTCGCTGACATCGCCTCCACCCGTTGTCAGCGTCAGTTCTGCCTTCGACCCTGGCACGCTCTCCGACGCCACACTCTCCAACGGCAATCTGACTGCCACGCGCACCAGCACGAGCACGGGCGGCGCCGCCTCGACCTCCTATCAGAGCGCCGGCAAATACTACTTTGAATTCATTGTCGGCGCGTCGCATGGCTCAACTGATTTCGTTGGCGCCATGGACGCGAGCTACGGCTTTTTCTTCTGTGTGAACGGAAATACGGGTGCTGGCTCCGGCGTCTGGTTAGGCACTGGGGCCATCACGACTAACGGTGGCACAGTCGCAACGCTAGGCGCTGCTTCTGCAAGCGGAAACGTCATCGGCGTCGCGATCGATTGCGATAACGATTGGATATGGTTTCGACTTAACGGCGGCAACTGGAACGCAGACGGTACAGCGAATCCCGCCACAAACACTGGCGGAGTTGCGCTGATCGCGGCGTCATATGCGCCTGCTGTTGCGTTCAGTCCCTACGGCAGTCCCACAGTCGGCGACAATCTGACGGCCAACCTAGGGGCGACTGCGTTTGCCTACAGCGTTCCCTTTAGCTTCACCGCTGGATGGCCGCCATGATGCAAAGAGAAGGCATGTGACATGAGTACATCGAGCCAAGCCCTGGCTGCGATCAGAGATCGTCTCAAGGCTGATGACTCTGGCATCACCATTCCGTTGCGTTGGCATGGTGAGCCGGCCGACCCATTGCCTGATGATCCAGCGCCTTTCGGCTTCGTCATCTTTAACAACGAAGGATCGGGAGTCGGGCCGATCGAGTTCGGCGGGGGCAGGGGGCATAATCGTTACAGGAACAAAGCAACCGTCGAGGCCTACGTGTTCGTTCCTGCGCAGTCGGGCTTGCCGGCCGCGCTCGACCTCGCAGAGACCGTCGCGTCTAGGCTACGCAGCTTCCGGGACGACACGGTGTCGTGCTTCTCTGCCGACGTTATCCCGATCGGCGCCGGCTCCAGCATCGCGCCGCCCGGCCTAGACAGCGACGTGTCGAACTTCGTCGTCGCGCTGGCGGAGGTGAGGGTTACGTTCGATCAGATTGGCTAGCCATGAGTTTCGATAGCGTCGTTATCGAGGTCTCCAATCTTACTCAGGCGCAGATCGTCGCGGAAGCGAAGCGGGCTCATGCGCAGGTGATGAATGCGCCTCCGCAGCCGACGAGTTTCAAGCGCCACGTTGACGGTGTTGAGGCTCCGGAGGAAGCAGTCAAGCCCGGTGGCATCATCGTTTATGACTATCTCCGGCTTGAGACCATCAAGGCCTTGGCGCTTGAGACCTTGCGTGACCTGTCGCCGGTCAGGAGTGGAGAGTATCGAGACGCCCATCGGGTCGTCATGGATACCCCGACAGAGGTTCGGATCACCAATACTGTTGAATACGCCAGAGTGATCGAACTCAGTGCGAGAGGCAAGACAACGCTACGCATTCAGAAGGGTGGCCACGTCTACGACAAGGCGGAACGCATCCTAAAGCGAATTCCGGAAGTCGCTGACAGCGTGACTATCGACTTCACGTTCACCGACAGCGCCGGGCCCGCGGCGAATGACAGCAAGGCGGCTCGCCGCGCGGCTCAGTGGCCGACGCTCATTATCAAGGCTCGACAGTGAACGCCTTTGCGGGCTCGTTCATCACGACGCCCACCATCGAGCGCATTGCGTTATCGGTCATTCGCTTTCGGTAGCCGGCGCGCTTGATCGAGTGGACGGCAACTAGTGTGGCGACGAAGCAAATCGCGATCGTTAACGTGGCTGTCACTGTCATCTAGCTCCGGTGAAAACCTTCGGGAATTCTGAATCAACCGGAGGGCGAGGGCAAGAGTCGGGGATTCCAATTCCGGGCAGGATATGTTACAGGTAGGCGTCGTTCCCATTCCGAACTACGCTTATTTGTAACATGATCAATTGCATCGATTGCCGGAAAGAGGTGAAGGTCGACGCCGTCCGCGGCATGTGCCAGGCCTGCTATGCCCGCGACCTTCGTGCTCGCAATCGCATCAAATTCCTCGTCTGCCAGACCTGCAAGGGCGGCTTCTCCAGCACGCGCTCGGACGCGCTGTTCTGCTCGGCGGCTTGCCGGCAATCGGCTTATAGGATGCGGAGCGAGTGCGCGTGAAACGGCCTAGGTCGTTAAGAGATGCTCGATATCTGTCCTTGCTTTGCCTCCTCGAGCTCGGCGACCTTCTGGGCACTTAGAGCTTGTAGCTCAGCCAACCTTCGCGAGCGCTTATCTCTCTCGACGTACCATTCCTCGAACAGCATCTCGATAAGCTCGATCAACATCTGAGCCTCACCGGGTTCAATGTCGACGATGAGATTGACGTCCTTTTCCATGTGGGCACCGATGTTGCCGACTTTGCGAACAACGTCTATCGCGTCGACGCTCTCATGCGTCACACCCTTGGCCGCCGTATTTGAATCGAGCTGTTGGCGAAGAGTTTTTATTTCATCGAATAGCGTTCCTTTGGTGATCCCGCAGAAATCGCGAATCATGCCTTGGAGGCAGCGCCGAGCGAGTGTTGCGCTGGCCTTCGGACTGAGGTCGCGGATCAGGCAAGCCTCGAAGTAGTCGGTTCTAAGCGAGGACGGAATGAATTCCGGCTGCGGCTTGGCTGAGCTGGTGGGCCGCAAGTTGTAGGTCTCGATAATGTCAGTCACTCGAAACCCTTCCCACTGTTCGGGCCCGGTCCCAAAATGCGAGATCAGCGATACCTCTTGGCACTCTAAATTAGCACAGGCGTAGGCAATCATTAGGGTTCCGACGTATCCATACTTGTGCTCTTTCAAGGGCAGATAAACGTGTCTTGCTGCAAATTGGCCATCAGTGACGACCTGCGGTCGGTTGCAGAATGGGCAGGTCCAGTTTCGAGATGACATCTGTGATACCTAGGGCAGTGAAAAAAGAAGCAACAATGCGTGGAAATCAACGCTCGGGCTCAGGCCAGTAGACGTCGACCGTTTGCAAACCGGCGCGCTTGAAGTAGTCAGCAAAATTGCCGGAGCCAACTACGGCATCGATCAATCGCCAGATATTGTACTGACGTTCCGGGATATCGACCTTACCGAACTGAGGAACGGGGAGGCCGGCGCGGGCGCCGTCGACTAGAACTCGTAGCTCTCGCAAGACCGGAACGCCGTTGTATCGAAAATCAACCCAGCTTGAGCTTGCTTTTCGATCAGCAAATTTCGTGGCCCAGTCCTCCTGGAAGTCTTCGAGGTGTGTGAGCCCAAGTGCGATCGAAATTCTAAGGTCGGTCCTCAAGACGAGCAGTGAGTGATGCTCGTCGATCTCGACCCAAGGCACAGGATGACCACCGCTGACCTGCTGGATGTCCTGCGCGAACGTGGGTCGGTTGATACTATTCCACTCCGATGCATCGCTCTCTTCGATCTTAGATAGCAGTTCTTCAAGGGTCATTCTCGATGGCTCCTAGGGGTTGATTCGTCGGTCAATATACCCGCAGGACGCGCGAAATCCGCCCCAGAGGGGCTTGGCAAATCGGCTAATCGGTGGAAATCTGTCCGTGGGTGTGAGAACCCGGATCAGCGATAGGCAAGCTCATGGTTGGCGCCATTGAGAGCTGCCGAGGCGCTAGGAGCCTTGGCGGGCTCCGACGCGCAATGGGACGCCTTGGCGGGCGTACCGACCTGGCAATTATGCCGGGGGCGGTGCGCCATGTCCAGAGCGCAAGCTTAAAAGCGCCGCCGACCTGTCTCGCTGACAGGTTCTCACCCCCCGGCTGCCCAGTCCGTCACTGGGCGCGGCTGTGAGAGGCCAAATCAGCGAGTCTAATCAATGACATTTCGATGCATCGCCGCCCCAGGCGGCAAACAATTGTCCGCACCTCCAGTGATTCCAGGAAGCCATCCGCCCGCATGTCAGGGAGGCGAGGGCGAGCGCGAACTAAGTCCGAGCTCGTCAATTCCTATGGCAGGGGCAATTCACAGGAGATCACTCATCATGAACGCATTCGTTGGCACCGCCGCGCTCGCTGGCTCTGCCTTGGGGACGGTGGCATTGTCGATCGACCCCGCGTCAGCGGCTTCCGAGAAGGAAGGCTTCGCCATCAGTCAAGAACTATGGGACCTCGGTCAGGCCCTCCGGGATGCCGACAAAGCCTTGAAGGCGGCCCACGATGTCTACAACGCCGAGTACATCCAGTATCGGGCCTGGGGGAAACGAAACCCAGAGCCGAAGTATGCCAGCGACAGACGGGCGTGGCGCCGATGGGACGGGAAGTTCAAGGCGTACATGCGCTCTTGTAGTTTCCACGCCACGCAGGGCGCTCACGAGGAGGCTTGCGAGGCCCATGCAGCGTTGCGCAAGGCAATCGCGGAGTACCGAGCGCGCGATATGAACGAGGTCGTTTACAAAGCCTGCCTCGTCTGTGTGTTCGAAGACCGTGCCCACAACGGGGGCACCTACTTCCGCCCGTACATGGCGCAGGGCGTCGCATTTGACCTCGCTCGCATCGGCACGAGCGGCAGCGCGCCTCTAAACGGCTGAGCTAAACCGACCCTCAGAAAGCCCGCCGGCCTTTGGCCGTGCGGGCTTTCGACGTGGCACCGCTGCTCCGTTCGCGCCACCTTGTGGTCCCCCTGTGGGATCGTCAGTATTTCCGATGGGCGGGAGAGTTGATTTGAATCAGTGGTCCGGCGTGGTTCCGATTGGCGCTGCCGTCAATTAGAATCTTCGCCTCCACCCGACAATCAACAGGTCCCGTCAAGTAAACGACGCGTTTTGTTCTTGGCTCTAAGTTATTGAATTTGCTCTCAGCCGAAATAATACCTGTGGGCGACCTGTGTATCACCGCGATGCTCGTCTTCCAATTCGCTCACTCGAAGAATATTGCCGTTTAGTAGATTTGTGCTCCTGCCGGCGCCGTTAAGTGCGCAAGGGCGGTTTGAGGAACAAGAATGTCGCGCGGTGTTCAGGCGTTTAAGCAGACCGACGTCACCAAGGCGGCAAAGGCCGCGCGCAACGCTGGCCTGTCGGTTCATCGTATTGAGATCGGCCGCGATGGAAAAATCGTCGTGCACACAAGCGAGGCGACCGACGCTGATCCCGAGAAGTCCAGCAATGAGTGGGACGACGTCGAGTGA